CGCTTACTCGAACCGATCGGTAACATCCCACCGGCCGAGCGTGAGAAGGCATACTATGAGCAACTGGAGAGTCAGGCCGAAGCGGCATGACTCACACAAAAGAGTCTCCGGAATACCCGGGGCGGCTCACTTGTTGTGAAGCTAGTGCTATGGGCGGGCTTTTTCAGTTGACTGCAACCCTTGAATAAAAGGTTTGCGTGTATGCAGCATCACCCGGCGAAACGAATTGAACCAAGAACGTACCCTTTTCATGTTCTTTGGCCGTTTCATTGATTGCCTCTAACTCATCGTCAAACGCGCCAAGAACATCGCCGTCCTTGATAACAATGAATTTGCCATCGTATTTCTTCACCAAACGCTTTTGGTGGTCAAGGTAATACTGAAATGCATTTTTCAGGTCATTATTCATATTGATCTGACTCTTTGGTATCAGCCAACACATAGCCCGTGCTGGCTGAACGTCCGTTGATTCCTACATCGTCAGTGTGGCGGCGAACTCTAGCAAATCAATCCGCAAATACACATACGAAGCATAGATTAATTATGACTGCTTGGTCTGCGTAGTAGGGTGCAATTTGACCGAAAAGCAGTTTTCAAAGTTAGGTAAATTGTTGGAGAAATCAAAAGGGCTAGCACCCGAAAAGATGCTAACCCGTTGATTTGTTTGGTACTCCCTAGGGGATTCGAACCCCTGTTACCGCCGTGAGAGGGCGTGTAACAACTTCAAAAAGGTGGTAATGTCAACGTCTTGTTGATTACGTAACTATCTGAGTAATATAATGAAAAAGTCGCGATCTGTCGTTTACGACGATTCTCGATCAAAGCGGTCGGGTTGCCGATTCATTACGGATATTACGGATCATTACGGATGAGGCTATGAAGCGTAAGAATCATGACATTACCACCGCAAACAAGCGGTCAAAGCTGAAGCCACGCAAGGAGCCATACTGGGCCGCTCTCGGCGATGGGGTCTCGCTCGGATACTACCGGCGGAAGATCGGCGGTGGATCGTGGATCGTCAGACGGCGGGAGAAGGGTGCTGGATATAAGTTCGAGTCTATCGGCGATGCAGATGACAAAGGCATGAATATCGGCAAGTCCTACGTTGAAGCACTCAAGAGTGCCACGGACACGGAGAAGCCCGTTGCCGCCGGGACGCACCGTCTCACGGTTCAGGATGCCATCGACGCGTATTTGAACAGCAAGGAGACCACCGACGCTGATTCGCGCCTGAAGGATCATCCACTCGCATCGAAAAAGCTTGACCTATTGTCGGCCAACGACTTGCGTGGCTGGATGGACTCGCTCGTTCCGAAGGGTCTCGACAAGGAGACGCGTCGTAAGAAACGCGCTACCGCGAACCGCAACCGGACGGCACTCGTTGCCGCGCTGAACTTCGCCGTGAAGTATGAGATGACATCGAACACGAAATTCCGTCTGGTCGAACCATTCCCGAAAGTGAAGAACACGGAGTTTCGATTCCTGACCGAACGCGAAGCGGAGCAGTTACTGATGAACTGTAATTCGGCGCAACTGCGTGACTTGTGTGAGGCTGCCCTGATGACCGGCGCACGCTATGGCGAACTGTGCGTTCTTCGTGTGCGTGATTACGATCCGGATGAAGCCACGGTTCGGCTGTCTGGTTCAAAGACGGAGACGCCCCGGACAGTGGGGCTTACGACGGGCGGGAAGCGGCTGTTCGACCATAAAACGAGGAATGCGAAACCTGGAGACTTCATCTTCACCAACACGTCAGGCAATCAGTGGGGAAAGAATCATCAAGCTCACGGTGTCCGGCAAGCGTACAAGAAGGCAAAGCTCGATCCGGACGGCGATCTTCCGTCGTTCTCGTTCAAGTCGCTGCGTGCGACTTATGGTTCGTGGCTAGCGAGGGCGGGAGTCCCATTGCTGAACATCTCGAAGGCGCTCGGCCACAAGGACACACGCATCACGTCCGATCATTACGCGGACCTTATAGAAGAAGATCAACACGCCATCATTCGCCTTAGCCTGCCGAAGCTGAAGCGCACTGCATGATCTGATTAGCGCGAAATTTCCCTGAAACGGCAAAAGCCGAAGAAATTCGCGAACTTTTTTCGCTAGCTCCTTAATCCTGTCACGAAAATTCCACGTAACTTGTTGATACGCCTCGTATCACAATTCCCGTGCTCTGTTGCGGAAGTAGCGTAAACAACAACGATATCGCATGTGATGTGATTGACGTCCAAAAACACAAGGAACGTCAAAGACATGACAGAGCAACGACTCGCCTACAGCATCCCGGACATCGTCAAGATGGATGTTGTCCCGTGGGGACGCGACACACTTCTCGAACACTTGGAAACCGGACTGTGTCCTTCATTCACAGTCGGCAAGAGGCGTTTCGTCACTTCGGAAATGTTGGAACGGTACATCGACAACTTGAAGGCGCAGAAGTAGGGCGTTGCAGCGACCGTTCAAAACCCAAGCTAACCAAGGAGATTGCACATGAACACGGATGATTTCTTAAAGACAATCAGAGAATGGGACATCGAGTTCTTAGCCAATATCACAAACATTGAGAACCCACTCTCTATCGATCTCGGCAAAATCACGGACGAAGACATTCATCGCGACGAAGACATCGTCCCAGAGACGCTTTTCGAACGAATCAGCGTGTTCAATCAAGTGCTTGATGATCGGTGGGCGTGTGTCGAGTTCCGGTATGACAGGCATCATTATTGCGTCTGGGTGGCCGCACGAGGTGACCAGTCGATATTCATCCCGTACACGCGGGACCCGAGCAACGGTATCTGGTCTCCGTCTCCGATTTACGTCGTCAGTGACAGCAACGACATGAGATTCAAACGAACTTCCCCGAAAATCGAACCGGAGCTACCGCTCACCGACGACAGCCGGAGAGTGGTCGTCTCATTAACGATGATTCCAGTCGCGCTGGCGAGCGAGAAGGTCACGAACTGAATGGAACATGCAGCGTTCATTGAGCGACATATCCTCGCGAAGTGCTCACGCATATCACACAACATCGGCTTCACCGATGACGCCGGAAAGGTCCAACACGCACTCCGCACTGGTGCTTGGTCGGAGCCAGCCCTGAAGCGTCACCTCAATGGTGAAGCACCGCTCTCGATTCGTCTGGCGAAGAGTCCCGAGGCGACACATCTTGCCTGCCTGGACTTCGACTTCAAAGAAGGTGACGACATCACTGAAGTTGAGTTCCGGGCGAAGGTGTTGGAAGTCATAAACGTGCTACGCGGGAAGAACTTTCATCCGAAGATGTTTCTCTCGCGTGGCGGCAAAGGCGTGAACGTCTGGATGCGATGGGATGGCGAACAGTCAGTACGTGATGTTCGCGGCGCATTGCTCACGGCTCTCGACTCCTGCGGACTCAAAGAAGGCAACGGACACGTCGCAAACGGTGAGGTCGAAATCTATCCTGCTGAGTGGAGCTTCACCGATGATGAGACTCCGCGTTGTATCGCTCTCCCATTATTCGGTGATCGTTCGATGCTGAATGATGCGTTCACGCCGATCCCGCTCCCGAATACATGGACACGATCCCGGAAGCCCGATCCGTATTCTCACGAGACAGAAGAATCGGACGAAGCATTCCCTGATCAACTTTATGACGAGTCTGTCGTCGCTGATGCACTGAAGCAGGTTCCACACAACGAAGACTTTTCATTGTGGCTGCGCATCGGATATGCACTGAAACGCGCCTTCGGTGATGATGGCTTCGAACTCTGGGATGAATGGTCGGCAGACTCGGATCAGTACCAAGGTGAAGACTCGCTTCGTGATTACTGGGATCGACATCTGAAGCTTAAATCAAAGAACAAGCCGATCTCTGTCGGAACGATCATCCATCTTGCTCGTGAGAATGGCTGGACTCCGCCCGCTGGACTGTCGTTCTCGTTCACTGATCTGGGCATGGCTCGGATGATGTCGGAGATGTTCCGCGACACTCTTCAGTGGTGCTCGACGACGGGCGACTGGTATCACTTCTCAGATCGTGTCTGGCGACTCGATGAAGGGCGTGTCTATGTGCGTCGGAAGATGTTCCGCGTGCTGGCAGACATCCAAGCTCGCGCAAGGAAACTGAAGCAAGGCGGGAATGAACTCGGCGATCTGATGCACGCGTTCGCGCTGCGCTATGAAAACGCAAACGATCTCTCCCGTGCCATTAAATCAGCGGAAGCTCTCCCGGAGATGACACTGCGTCTTCAAGACTTCGACTCCGATCCATCACGCGTATTGACTAAGGATGGCAAGGTGCTGCACTTCTTGACGGAAAAACCGTGGATCGAGATCGAAGAGAACTCGCCGGACTTCAAGTTCACCAAAGCACTCGGCGTCACGTTCGATAGGAATGCGTCATGTCCGAAGTGGAAGGAGTGGCAAGCGGAACTCTATCCCGATGAAGATGTTCGCTATTTCGTCAAGCGGATGGCGGGTGCGGCACTGGGCGGACATGGCAACAAAGTGAAACGTGTTCCGTTCTTGTTCGGTGAGTCTGGCGATAATGGAAAAACAGCATTCCTGCGCGTGCTCTATCATGTGTTCGGTGACTACGGCACATCGGCAAATGCGGAGATGTTCGCCGAGACTGGCCGTGGTAACGATCCAGCGCGACCGCGATCTGATCTGGTCGCGTTGCGTGGCTCTCGGTTCGTCATGGTTCCGGAAGTGTCATCACAAGCCGAACTCGACGAAGCCACGTTCCGCAATTTCATGGGCGGCGAATATCGTAAGGCGCGACAACTGCATCAGGCGCAGATGGAATGGGAGCCAGTCGAGATGTACTGGCTCGCTGGAAACTCGAAGCCGCGCATCAATTCAAATCTGAACGCAACGTTCAATCGTTTTGGACTGATCGAGATGGACTGGGAATGTCCTGTCGAACGCCAGAAGGAAGAATTCGACCGGGAACTCGTCAAAGAAGAAGGTCCCGGAATTCTATCGTGGCTGATCTCTGGCTGGATGGGATACCGACACAATGGACGTGAGATTCCAGACGTGATGCGTGAATGGGTTCGCGGGTATCAGAAAGAAGAAGACGCAGTCCATCACTTCAAGGTGCAATTTCTTGTCCCTGATGCGGAAGCTCGGACTCCACTCATCGAGGTCTGGACACGTTTCGAGAAGTGGCATCGCGATAAGTTTTTCCGGGAGCCAGCATACAAAGCGCGGACATTGAAGGCACGGCTTGAGAAGTATGATGTCGAATTCTTGAACCCGAACAAGGAAGGCGTCGTCCTGGTCGGCTGGCGATTCGGATCAGCGAAGGACGCAGAGTCGGACACATCATGGCTCGCGGAATTCGTGTCACGGTACATTGCCGATGACAAATCCTTACCGGGTGAGAATCTTGCAGCGACATCGATATTGAAGCTTGCTTCACGGCTTGGCGTGGCATTGCCGACGAACGATGTGAAGGAACTCGGTGGCGAGTTGAAGAAGATGTTCATGATTGAAGGTGAAGCCGGGGACGCTCCAGGGTTCTTCATTATTCATCTCGACGACGGGATCGAGTTTCACCGATGGGAACTGGACAAGGGCAACCGCTACATGATCATGACGCCAGATTCGGGAGCCTATTAAATCCCGCTGAACCGCTGAACCGCTGAACGAAGCATTCTGACAGTCTCTCCCTTAGAGAAGAGTTTCTAGTATAAAAACCTCGCTCTTAGAGAAAGACTTGTAAATCGACTTAGCGGGCGGTTCAGCGGTGAATGCCCGGACATGGGTTCTCTGTCCTCGCTAGTGCGCTGAAATCGTCGATCTGAAGACCGCGTGTCCCTAAACGTCTGAAACCTACTTCGAACAAGCCCTTATTCTGCGCGGGTTTCAGCGGTCACTGATGCTAGAATCAGTGTGTCGCTAGACGGACGTTTTGAGGCACAAGGGAGTAATCATGAAAGTCGCAATCTATCTACGTTGTTCGACGGACGATCAGAATCTCGACGCGCAGCGCGCCGACCTAGAAAACTGGGCGAAGTCTGCCGGACACGAGATCGTCGCCGTGTACGAAGATCAGGCGATCTCTGGGACGGCTTCACTGAAGAAGCGTCCACGGTTCAACGAAATGTTGAAAGACGCTAGAAAGCGCACACGCGGCTTCCAGTTGATTGCTGTCTGGACGGTCTGCCGACTCGGTCGATCTACGGCGCAAGTCAGTAGAGCGATGCTCGAACTGAAGGAACTTGGCATCGATGTATTCGCACTAAAGCAAGGCGTGGACACGACAACATCGTCCGGAAAGCTTATGATCAACATTCTGTCGGCAATGGCTGAATGGGAACGCGACCTGATTAGCGAGCGCACGAAGGCAGGACTACGGACGGCAGTCTCGAAAGGGATCAAGCTTGGCGCACCGTATGCATCAGTAACGCCAGAAGGAAAGCGATGCGACAATCACATCAAGGACATGCTGCGACGTGAAATGCCGATCCGTGAGATCAAGGCGCGTCTCAGAGTCAGCAGTCAGCGCATCTATCGAGTGAAGGACGGGATCGCCTGATGTCCAGACAAGCCGAAGTAGTCAAGCTCGACGCACGCATCCAAGCACTGAAGGCGAAGCTCGATGGCATGGACATCACGACGCTCGACAGCGAGGAAGACATTGATAGATACCTGACCGAGATCGCCGACGCCGACGTTCAAGTGGAGCAGTTCATCTCGCGCTTCGGCGAGAACCGGTGGAAGGACTGGGGACCGGCGCGATGGGTCTATATTGAACGGAGCAAGGTGGCACTCGAATCACGGCTGACGACTCTTCGCCGCGACAGTGACAGGAAGACGCGCCGTTATCAGAAGATCACGACGACCACTTCCGTGATCGCTGCCGTGGTCGCTGCCATCGCTGCCGTAGCAGCCGCATACTTCGCTTACAAGTAGCAGCTACTCGACGAGCCGCTGCTCCATGCGTCGGCAGCGATAGACCTGTACATTCAACACTGGCTCCGTCGTTCCACTTTTAACTACGGTCTCCTCCAGTTTGCCACTGACGGTGTTCAGAATGTAGTGGTGAGTATTCTCGTAGATGTCGAACTTCCAACGCCAGATCGACCCGTCCTTCTTCGACAGCCGTGTGTGGTGACTTCGTGCTAATTGACCCATCTCGACTTCGTCGCCATCGAAAGCGAGGGTCAATTCACCTTCTAATCCATGCTGTTCCGGTTTGCCGCTTCCCCAATATGTGATGGTCTCTGCGTCGCAGATGAGCAGCGTCTCACCGAACGCGGCACTCGACGCGAGGAACATGATCATCGTTATCAGCGTCTTCATACTGTCTCCGAATAAACCCCGTGAAGCTTGGTGGTCGCTTCAAACGACTTGATTGCGAGCCAGAGCGCAATTAGAGCAAGGACGATATTTGAGCCGCCCGAACTCATTCCCGCGATGGGCACGCCGAACTTATTCATCGCTGTCACGGCGACGGCGGCTGATCCAAATATTATCAGCAAGAACGCCGCTACTCTGGAATTCCAAAATCGCAAGACTGTCGCCAATGTTGCAAGGATCACGGCGTCTATCAAAATAGCTGGCATCCAAATCAAACCTATTGCGCCTTGTATACCGGCGAGAACATAAAAACCGATTGAATAGTCCTTCACCGCTTTAAGAGCTTCCTCACGAGACTCAATCGGAGCGAACATTCCTTTCTTCTTCTTCGCTGAATCTGTCATGCAGCCCCCATCGAGGAATTGATGAACCTATCTTACGCTTAAAACTCGCTATTGAAATAGAACAACGCACGCGCGACAATAGACCTGACGCGAAATAACGTCATGAGAAAGGAGCCGCCCGAAAGGGCCGTTCCTTTTTTTCGTTTTAGGGGACCAGGAATGCAGTCAAACGGAATCATCTCTGCAATGCGCAGCGCAGCGATGCCGAAGACAACGCGCAAGAAGTCACCGTCGCCGTCAGCGATGGCGGAGTGCGCTCGTGTCTGCCGTGATCTTGCTGATGCTGCGGACTGGTTTCACGTTGACTGGGAGACGTTCGATCACTGGCTTCGCGGAAATCCGAAACTGGCTCGTGAGTGGCGGCGCGCGAAACTTGAAGACGTGCGAGAGATGCGACTCATTCTCCGCGAGAAGGCAGTCGCATCCGGATCACCGCAAGCCGTGGAGAAGTACCTGAAGCTCTCTTACCCCGACGCCTTCAACGAAAAGTCCCAGCAAATGACGATCACTGTCGAGACGAAGGTTCTTCCTTCTCCGGGACGTGAACCACTGGTGATAGAACATGAAAGCGATTGAACTCTCCGAATATCAGGACAAGTGTCTTCGCCAGAACATACACGCGAACTTGTTCCTCGGTGGTGCGAAAGCGGGATCGAAATCGTGGACGGCGTGTCTGCTTGCGGTGCAGCATTGCGAACTGTTCGCCGAAGACGCACACGTCCTGATGATCCGTCTCACGTATCAAGGCGCAGAAGAGTTGAAGCACAATCTCCACGAGATACTGCGTGTGAAGTACCAAGAAGACCCGCGTCGATTCTGGAACGGTTCGTCAAATGAATTCCGACTCAAGGGACGCGGACGGATCGAGATTGGATACCTGAATCACGTTGATGATCTTCTTCGCTATCGTGGACGGTCGTTCTCTGCAATCTTGTTCGATGAAGTCGCGGATATTCCGCCCGTTCTGGTGAATCAACTTCGAGCAGAGATTCGCGGACGCAAGGGCATCGTCCCGCGCATTGTCGCGACGGCCAACCCTGCGCGACCTTTTCATGATGTCTGGAAGCGGTACGCGATGCGGACGCCGTGGGAAGTATTCACCGAAGACGACACTGGACTACCGTGGATGAGTTGTCCGGCAGCTATCACGGACAATCCGTTCTTGGATCATGATGCGGTGGTTCAACAGATCATGAAAGACCCGAACGCAGCCGCCCTGGTTTCCGGGGACTGGAACCTTGTCTCAGCGGACGCACATTTTCACGGTGCATTCTCTGAAGAGCGATCCATCGTCGAGGACTGGACACATCTCCCGGAGTACGGATGGAGATACATGATCTATTCAGATCACGGCGGTGGAGCATCTCCGAGCACGTTTCTCTTTACGGCGTCGGCACTGGAAGGAACGCACGCACCGAACGACGAGTTCTTCCCGAAGAACAGCATCGTCGTGTTCGACGAGTACGACGACAGTCACGGCAGAGAGTCCGGCGACTGGAACTCGACGTATGGATTGAGCATCGAGCGCAATTGTGAAGAGGTCGTTCGCATCGCGGACAACTGGAATATGCAAGCCGTCGGACGCATCGATCCGCAGGTGACACAGGATCATGGATCGGAAGAGAGACTGATCGACATTTACCAGAAGCACGGCTTCAGGTGTCAGCCGTGGAAGAAACATTCACGAGCGAACGCCGCAGCCGTGGTGCGTGAATACTTTCATCACGCGCAGCCGGAAGACAGACGCAAGGGAGCCGGACTCTACTTCACGCGACGTGCAGAAGGGTGCATCGCGACGATCCCGACGTTGCCAACATCGAAACATGATCCGAATGTTCCAGCGACGAAAGCTGTCCCGGATCATCACTACGACGCAATCAAGGCGTGTGTCTGGGAACGCTCGCAAGAATGGAAACGCACACCACTGCATCGCGGGAGCATGTACGCATGAAGCACTCGACAGGACTGAAGGGACGACACACTCGGAACACGGCTCTCGAATCACTGGAGCGTCGCTTCACTGGCAAGGAACCAGAAGACCCTCGCCGCGCAAATTATCCGCGTCGGATGCAATCACTTTTTTTCCCGGCTTTTCACCGCAAGGAGAACAAATAATGTCAGCCGCCAGAGAATTTATTCAGGACAGAAACCGGACGACCAGATTCACCACGGCAAAGAAGGATTCATTGGAACATCAGATCGCGGTCGATGAACAGTGGATCGTGAACGAAGCGAACGCCATCAACGAGAAGGTAAACGCGATCAGGCAAGCCGGAGACGCCACTGAACAGAAAATCGCAAAAGAGCGCACGGCATTGATCGAAGCGTTCGACAAAGAAGCCCAGACGAGAATTAAAAACGTGTCGCAGCGCGTCACTGGTTTTGACGCTGGATTCGCACTTCCAGAACAGCTAGCACACGTCACGCAGATGTTGATGAATCACTTCGTCACATCGACGAATCGTTCGACGCTTCTGCGTGACGCCATCACTGGTAAGAACCAGGAACTCGCACTCGCGTTACTGCACGCACCGCAGACCATGACGGAGTTGTCCCCGGATGCACGCCAGACGATGACACGTCACTTCATGTCAGAAGCGGATCAGGTGAAACAGGAACGACGGATCGATCTCGAATATCGCGGACGAGCCGTCGTCGAAACGTTTCAGAACACGAAAAGGAGACTCGGACGATGAAGATTGAATTCACAGATGAAGAAGTCACGGCATTGCCAGACGAAGTTCGGGAGAAGGTGAGGGACAACATCTTCGAAGGTGCGCCGCTGGACTTCATTCCAGACGTTGACGGCTTGAAGCGATCACTCGCAGTGACACGCGAAGAAAAGAAGACCGCGCAAGGATTAGTGAAGACTATTGCCGAACGATTCGACGCAAAGAAAAATGATGTGTTGGCGGCTGTCGATGAGTTCATCTCGAAGAACGGCAAGAAGGGAGAGGTGATCAGACAACTCGCAGACGAACGAATGCGAACAGCCATCGCACAAGCCGATGGAAACGTTGATCTCCTTCCGGCGAATGTTCGCGAGAGAGTTCGCTGGAGCGAAGACCTCGGACAGTACATCGTCCCCGGCGAAGACGGCGAGCATCTGAAGACGGACGACGGATCACTGAAGGGTGTCACCCATGTCATTGAAGATATGAAAGCGGACCAGACGTTCGGAAGCATGTTTGCATCACGTTTGCATTCTGGATCAGGTTCGCCACCGCAAAAAGGTGGTGATGGTCTACCGCGTACTTCGGACGAATCTGACTCAAATGCGCCACCGAAGTCGATGAGAGTGTCAGACATGAATTCACAACAACGCCGACTCGCTGCAACTGAAGGCGGCGGACTACAGGAGTACCCGCGATGAGAATCAGCACAGGACTCCACCGTCACACACGCACTGAAGACGGTGTACAGCGGACGCAATGGGTCACGAGAGGGAATCCACGATCCGTCGGTCTGGACATGGCTTCGACACATCCGACGCCATACGTCGGAACCACGAAAGGAGCAGGCAATCGTGCAGGACGTAAACGGGGACAGATATTCCGGTGATCAAGCTCGAAGGTAAGAAACTCGACCCGGCAACGACCCGGGCTCTGGTGTCCGGGACGTTGATCGAAGGCGCGACTCTCGGTCAATGGTGGGGAAAGCAATCTCGTGATCTTCGCGAGTCATTCATGCGTGAGATTCGAACAGCAATGCAGAACGGTGAGTCACTGACACAAGCAACAGTCCGCATCGTCGGTGGGACTGTGGACGGCGTGACGGTTCCGGGAATCATGAAGACAACGAAACGCAAAGCGAGCGCACTGGCCGCGACTGCGATGAACGCGGTGTCGAATGATGCCGCACTGAGAACATTTCAAGAGAACAACGATGTCATCAAAGCGGTGACACAGGTCTCGACATTGGACAACAAAACTTCGGACATCTGCATTGCGTACAGCGGGCAGACATGGAACGTCGAAACGTTGCAGCCGATCCCGCCGTCGAAGCTGCGATTCAACTCTGGTCCACCGCGTCATTTCAATTGTCGCTCGCGACTTCGTCCAGTGACGAAGAGCTTCAAAGAACTGGGAATCGACACGAAAGAGATTCCGCCCGGAACGCGTGCATCGATGGACGGACAGGTTCCAGCGGACATCACGTTCGACGAATTCCTGGTCAAGAAGTCCGAGACGTTTCAGAACAAGCTTCTCGGAAGGAAACGTGCGGAGCTATGGCGGAAGAACGCGATCACGTTGACTCAGCTTGTCGATTTTCGTGGATTTCCGATGACGCTTGAGCAACTGGAAAATCAAATCGGTGACAAATAATTCTTGGATGGACTACTAGTGATCTGGAAACTCAGAACAGGCGAAACAGATTCGATACATATCCCATGGAACAAGGGCAAGCTCATCGGGCAGAAGCCACCACTAAAGCCAAAGGAAATTTGGGCAATTCGAATTCGTCTCCAGATGGGTAATCGTCGCCGTGACCTTGCCTTGTTCAATCTCGCTCTCGACAGCAAGCTTCGGGCTTGCGACTTGGTCAAACTGCGCATGTCCGATGTCATGCAGGGAAGCAGCATGTCCACGAGAGCAATGATCCTCCAGCAGAAAACGAATCAGCCTGTTCGGTTTGAGATCACCGAACAGACTCGAACCGCTCTCTCTGATTGGATTGAAGACGCTCAACTGAAGCACAGGGACTACCTATTCCCCAGCCGGGTTGACCGGGCTCGTCATTTATCTACGCGGCAGTATGCCCGTCTCCTGTCGGGATGGATCGCTGAAATAGGGCTTGACCCTTCACTCTACGGCACGCATTCGATGCGCCGCACAAAGGCTTCAATAATCTATCGTCGTACCAAAAACATTCGCGCCGTACAATTGCTCCTTGGTCATACCAAGCTAGAGAGTACCGTTCGATATCTCGGAATCGAGGTTGACGACGCTCTGGAGATGGCAGAGCAGACCGAATTGTGATTATATTCAGGTAATTATGAATGTCCGCTTGTGACCCAAAGCAGCCACTCAGTGTTGCAGCTCTAACGACTTGATACAGGACACTCTTGTGGGATCGTTAGTAACCTCAATTTATCATCGATAAATAGAAGGAGATAAAAATGGGATATGTTGAAAAAAATGTTCTGCATGGAGAAAGTATTGTCCATAGCGCCAGTATTCACTGGTTCATTTTTGTGCCAGGGATTGTGATTTTTTTCCTGGGTATGTACTTATCTGCCATAGGCGCTGAAGGTGACACAGGCGGGGTAGTTGGCTCGATTATTATTATCATAGCGCTAGTTTTTCTTTTGAAAGCTTTGATCTTAAAACTCACTACCGAATTGGCTGTTACATCTAAACGTGTAATAGCAAAGGTAGGTTTGATTAGTCGCAACACCGTCGAACTTAATCACAGTAAAGTTGAAAGCTTCAATGTAGACCAAAGCATCCTCGGTAGAGTATTCGGCTACGGTACTATCATTATTAATGGCACGGGAGGAGGCAGAACTCCGATTCCAAGTATCAAGTCCCCATTAGAGTTCAGACGTGAGGCAATGCAAGCGATTGATTCATCCCAATCGGTCATGCCGTCCTAGCAGGGCAAATGCACTCGTCGCATTGGTATCTGTCACGAAGTTCACACTTGCTATGTCAGCTTCTGGCCGAGAGTAGCCCCTGAAAACTACCAATTTTCGGCTCAACGAGTGACTGCTATCGGTGGAAGCTGTCGTTCGCAATCGTGTCTCGCGATGAACCCAACGCCAACGACCGCTATACTGTGGATAGCAGTCGGTGGGCGAGTTTGGCCCTGAGGGGCTGTTGTTAACCCAAAGCGGATCTAGCCTCGACAAGCTGCATGTCAGCAACAGAGATTTGGAGATTGCTAGATGGACTCAGGAAAGCTCAACGATTGGCTGCAGGTCGGGGGTTTATTCGCCGTACTGGGTGGTTTGATCTTTGTTGGCCTTCAGCTAATGCAAGATCGCCAGATCGCTTCCACTCAGGTCATCGCAGAGGCCGCAAACAGAAGAATGTATTGGGCGGAGCTCATCGGCCAGAATCCTGAAATCTGGGTCAATGGTTTGGCTGGTCAGCCCCTGTCGGCTACCGAGGCCGTGCAATTTGATGCGTTAGCTACTTCGTGGGAGCTCTCTCATTATTCTTATTTTTACAACAGTACTCAAATGGACGTATCGACAGATGTGAGATTCGTTCGCGAATGGGCATTGGAATTGCACACCAATCCGGGGTTGCTTGCATGGTGGCGAGCATTTCGGCAGCGGATGAACTACACAAGTCCTACAGACTTGGAAATAAGCGACTGGCCCGAGCAAGTTGAGGAAGAACTGGCCCGGTTAGATAATAGAGTTTCTGCCACTGAATAACGCGGGGCAAGGCATCCGCTATCAGTGAGAGCAGACCTTCAGAAACTCGGCGGTGAATTTTGTTCGCTCAAGGGCCGCTTTATTCCCGGAAGCAGCCGTTGAGCTAGAATGGGGTCCAAGGGCCGTTATTGACCCAAAGCGGACGTTCACAAGAACTTGTACCAAGCATATCGTGCACTGATTCGGAGTAGTCATCGTGGGGTTCAAGAAATTCAACGAAGTAGCGGAATTAGTCGGGATTTTGGCGATTGTCGCATCGCTGATTTTTGTCGGCTTACAGATGCAGCAATCACAACGAATTGCTTTGAGCGATCACTACATTCAATCCGTTGCGAATCAAATAGCAGCCGATGACGCTATAGCAGAGCATCCGGATATCTGGGTTAGAGGAAATGCCGGGGAGAATTTGGAAGCCGAAGAGATGGCTATATTTGCTGGGCTGGTCCGTAATCTCGCCGATATCGCCTACTACACGATCGAGGTTGATCGCGCGATGGGGCAAGAGGATGCGGCTGACATAGACGTTATGGAATTTGCTCTTTACGTATACGAGAACCCGGGGGCTTATGAGGTCTGGCTTAACCGCGAAGAAGAACTGGCACGATACCGGGCCCTCCTGAATCCTGACCAGACGTTTTCGGAAGAATGGACTGACTTGGTCAAAACGGCAATTGCAAAGATTGAAGAAGAAAGGTCTCCATGACAGGCTGCTTGTGGCCGTAAGCAGACCAAGATCGCTAGCGCGAGTCTACTTCGTCGGTCTCGATTTCATATCTAAGTGAATTCGGCTTTGTCACTGACTGCCTTGGCAGTATAATGACGCAATCAGTCAACGGGCTTGACTGGTCTCACCTGACGACGGCGTCGTCACACTCTCCCGGACGGCGTCCGGATATAAGCGGGAAGCTTCTTCGAATCGTGCGCAATCGCGCGCGGCAATTATTTATTGCCTGAAGGAGTAACAATCATGGCAGAAGGAACAAGACAACTTTGGGCGGCGTCCGGTCGATTACCCGAAGGACTTATTTACCCCGAACTCGTTCACACGGGCATTTCGGAAACACTCGTCCAGAACTCGAACGCATTCAACGCAGCGTCACAAGGAGCGATTCGACTCGTTCCGACTCGTCGTCGTGGTGACTTTGCGCAGGATTCATTCTGGAAAAATGCATCTGGGCTGATCAATCGGCGTGGCGTAGCTGGCTCTCCGGAGAATCCGGACGTGTCATCGAATCCGGTTCCGAAGGATGAGTTCATCAACGTCAAACTGAATCGACGCATCGGTCCGATGGATCAGACGCTCGATTCATTCCGCAAGCTTGGAGAGAATCCGGACATGGAGACGCTTTCGTTCTTGCTCGGCGAGCAGATCGCGAAGTCTCAGCAACTTGACTGGCTGGACTCGGCTCTCTTGGCCCTGGTGACGAAGATCAACGCGACCGGAACTCTGACATCGACGACTTCCCCGGAAGCGACGATCACGACGAATCGTCTCGTGGACGGTCTCCGTCTGTTCGGAGATGCTGCGTCTCGAATCATTGTCTGGGTCATGCACTCGAAGCCGTACTATGACCTCGTGGAGAATCAAATCTCGACGAACATCGACGGCATCTCGAACTTCAATGTCCAGACGGCGACGCCTGTCACGTTGAATCGTCCTGTCCTTGTGACGGACGATGCTCGACTCGAAAGCGGTGGAATCTACACGACTCTGGGATTGACGGCTGGAGCCGCTGTTCTGGAAGAGTCAGAGGAGCCGTTCGTGTTCAACGAACTGATCTCTGGGAAGGACAATCTCGTCCTACGCACTCAGGGTGAATACGCGTACAACCTTGGACTGAAGGGGACCGCGTGGGACGTTGCGAACGGTGGCGTCAATCCTGACGACACGGCTCTCGGTACGGCGACGAACTGGGACACAGTCATGGACGACGTGAAAGACCTTTCGGGCGTTTCAATTCAGACGCTCTAGGAAGTTAGGTGGGAGTTGACGCTCGCCTACAGGTAGCCCTGCCCTTGGAGTGATCCGGGGGACGGGGTTTTATCTACCCACCCAAACTCCATCTTCCGAGAAATTGGGGCATTCAGGTTGACCCAATGCGTTGTATAAAGAGTCAAAGGCCGGCTTGATTGCTTTGTGAATATCTTCACCTGATTCGATTGACTCAATTGTGCATTCCGACAAAAACATGCGATCACGATCCAGCCTTGGCTGCTGATGTCTTCCCCAAGGGTCATCCCTGTAAGCATAATAAGCACCGCGAACGCCAACCAAAGTCAATTGGACAACATAAGGCGGCGGAATGTTTATCGCTTTATAAGCCCGCAGGTAATCAGGGAACGCCTGAAAAAATTCCTGTTCGAACCACACACCAGCTATAGTTTTACCGCGATTCTCGATTTCTTGGTGAATATCACCCATCACCGCTTCAATCATGCCATTGCGAAAGACCTGTGTGTAAGCGGCCAATCGATCGCCTCCGCTGAAGACCATAAACCCATCGAAGTTGTAACGTCGATTTTGTCCCATTGAGTTCAGTGCTCGAAGCATCTGAAAGTGGTCGTTGTAAAGCGAATCGATGTCGAATGCGTGATCGGTCAACAGAAAAAGTTGCGGCACAATATGACAGACCAGTAAACCGCGTTCTTCTGCGATGCCCGTAGTGTCTCGTTCGGGATCGAGTAGAATATCAATACGATCTCGCGTGAAATCGCGAAAGCGGCGGCGGGCTTGATCGCTGAGCGTGAACATATTTTGCAATTCAGGCATGGTCGCCTCGTGTTTGCCGTTCGAATCTCGAACAAAGAACTTGTGATACTTGCCTGAGGCTATTCGGTGAGGAGCGATACTGCTTCTCGGTATTTCGAGAACTACGCAACGCGTTCCATTCTCTGCGGTGACTTGACGAATCTGGACGGTCGTAAACGCTGGATCAAATCCACTGTTAATAAGTTGAACCATCCGCTGAGTTTCCGCATCAAGGTTGATGCCAGCATCGACTCCAACTAGCTCAGAGGGCACACCTTCGTTTTCATCGACACCAATAATAATGTGCCCGCCGCGAGTATTCGCGAACGACGATATGTCTTTCAACAGCTCGCGCTTGTCATCGTTCGAGTTGCCGTAGCAATCTCGCTTGTAATCAAGTATCTCGGATTCGGGAACTCTGTTGTCGAGAAGCGATTGAATGTCTGCCCAATCTTGCAT